CCCGATTTTCGTCGGAAGTAGTGCCGCCGGGTTGTCTTCCGGACGGAACCACTTACGAATGTCCAAGCGGACGTCGCCCTTCCAATTCTTGATCTCGATACGGAAGTATTCATCGCGCGACGTTTGAAATATTAGGCCACACTCTTTCAGCTTGACATCATGGATCTTGAGTTGTGGCATCTGTTCGAGCAGTTGTTCCCAGTTCGTTGGCATCAAACCTCCATAGTCCGTTTTCTAGCAGGAATCCTGATACGCCGTAAGCCAGCGCGTCTATAGCTGGCTCTTCGAGCTGTATGTTACGTTGGTCGCATATGCCATGAAGGATCTCGTGCCAGAAGACCTGAAACGCACGATTGCTGCCTATGCTTCTAAGAATGAAGATCCTAGCTGCAGCGTAGTTGTAACGACCTATGTAACCCTTGTCATCGGGATCGATGACGTCACGTGGTGGGTAGCTAATCTCAAATTCGAACCCACCAATCTTTACGGTGCTCGGTATCTGAATCATCGTACTCCGATCCTGTATTGTATACGGTCGCCGTAGCGCCATTGATGAGGCATCGAAGGACGGCTTGCGAAGAAGTCTAGAACCTTCTTGACGCTCTCTGCAGAAGGTGGACATCCTTCGGGCATAAAGACAAAGTATGGCATGTCTTCATCCTTGCGGTTGCGTACGTTGCGTATCTGGGTCCACGCCGAGTCGACGAGATGCCAATCGAACTCATCATCGATGACCCACTTGAACTCTTTGACGCGGACGTCGTACGGCCACGGCCAGCTAAAGTCCAAATTGCGCTTCGGAGATAGAGTGATCCAGTCGGGCATTACTTCGCCCTTGAGCCATTGCTGTCCCGAAGTCTCGAGCTGCACGAAGACAGCCTGCCTATGTAACGCGACGATCAGATCATCAAGGTTGTGTAAGGTAGGCTCACCGCCCGTGATGACAACATGGTCGTGACGGATCTCGTTCATAATGTCAGCGACTTCCATCTTCGTGCCGCCCTTCGCCCAAGTGTACTTCGTATCGCACCAGGGGCATCCAACTGCACACCCCTGCAAACGAACGAACGTTGAGGGAATGCCAGTAAGAACGCCTTCGCCCTGAATGCTATGGAATATCTCGTTTACTTGATACATTGGTCCTCCCAGAGTTTCTTACTACATCTTTTAGGTATTCCAGCTCGGGCATTGGTTTGCGCTCGTTGCCCTTGGGAACGAATCCTGAGTCACGTAGGGAGAGCTCAGGTGGCTTACCTTCGAGGACGTTACAGAACTCTTCGGTCCACATCTGCGTTGCCATTTGATGCTCCGCAGTAACCAAATTACCGTCTACCGTAAAGGCAACGGTCTGCGGTATTGCTCCGGCACGTATTAGGAGGTCTCTCGACCTGATTAGAGGGAAGAAAGATACTCTCTTGTCTTTGGCCGCCTCACGAATGGTAGGTACAGAGCAACAAATTGCAGCGATCGGCAAGTTGCGTTCTACGGCTTCATGAACGTACTTCAGAGTACGCTTATCCTTCCAGTACATCTCAGTGTCTTGCATATTGCCGGAGATGAACATCAACGCATCGAAGCCAGCAAGATCAGGAACGTCGTCGATCGTCTTGTCGATTCGGTTCTTTACGAAGGTTACTTCGTCCATGATTACCTTGGACGTAGAGACAACCTCGAACTCGTGCCCACGCAACTGGAGCACGCCAAGAGACGTCCACAATTCGTGGCCATTGTAGCGCCGAGCCGCTACTACTAGAACTTTCACTTAGTAACCTCGAAGCGCTCTACGTCGTAGCGACGCGCTACCGTATCCGGGTTGATAGGCGCAGCGTCCTCGTCGCTATCGTCGGTGAGACCGAGAATGCGCTGTTGCCAATCCGGTATCTCGTTGCCGTCTTTGTCGACGTCGAGACGCATAAGAATGATCTGCCCTCCGCGAGAGAAGAGCTTGATGGGCAGTACGTGATTCCGAATGTACGCAGTCAGGCTCGAGTAGAGTGCTTGGTACGACTGCTGCATCCCATGTCGGTCTAACTGCGCCATGAAGAACCCGGTTTCGAGGAACGACTTCAGGATGGGATACGATACCCTTCCTCTACGTCCTTCTCGCGAGTCTTCAAATTCCGTCGGGTCAATCTGATTGAACTTTACCATGTTCGGTATTCTCCTTCTTACTAGCGAGGTTGTCTACAACCAACTTCGCGTATCCCTCGATGTCTGCCCAGTGATCCTTATGCATAGGACTGAACAGAATGCGGATGAGCTTGCTTAGAATGAGCACCCAGTTGTGTGTATACGGCGTCTGAAACAGAAGCGCGAATCTATCGAGTCCTATGAGATGCATAATGTCGCCCGCGATGAGCCAAGTATCACCGTGCGTCTCTCGCCGTTTCCTGAGCAGATCGTCAACGTTGGACATTTGCTTGCCTTCTCCTTTCTTTACGGACAGCAATGATCTCTCTCAAGCGGTCGGGATCATGCTTCCAATCCCACGCCGCAATTGCTTCTTCGCAGTCGGGTGCCTTAACAATGAGATAAGGCTCGATAAGCGACAAGAACTGCACAGCCTTGCCACCGAAGATCTTCCACTGCGCTGCGTACTGCTTGCTCTGGTAGACATTGCCTCCAAAGCAGGTATGAAACCAGTTTAGCACAGCAGGCAGTTTCTGCGAAACTCCCACTTCGATAGCTACGTACGTGTCTTTGCGCAGGCTTATCGTTATCGAGCCTTCGCCATCAAAGAACCCGGCCGCATATGCCAAATCAATCTTCGACGTATGTCGCGTCACTCTTAGGCGTCTCCTTGACCGTTACAGTCATCGACCACAAGTTTGCTCGCCACACGTTACGTTTCTTCATGAAGCTCTGAATCTCGTGCGCTAGATACTCTGCGATGTTTTCGGCAGTGCTGGTAAAGATTCCAGGAGCCACGGCGTCGCCTCGCTCCTTGGCCACTGCGTAGTAGGGACAGCCGCCAGTTATGTTGGAGATCGACACGATGTACTTGTGATCGAGCTCGTCCACGACGGGCTTGACAGCAGCATCTAGCAAGTTGTAGTCGAACACCATCCCGAGTCCGTCCAATGCGGTCGAGTAGATAGTAACGATCGCTACGTAGTTGTGTCCATGAAGGCGTCCACACTTAGGATGCCCTTCAAGGCGGTGTGCAGCGCAGAAGTAGTACTCCTTACTTATCTTCCACATCTTTCACCTCGTTGATAAACATCCCTACAGCAACTACGCCATGAACTTGATGCCACTCGATCTGCCTGCGCAAGTCGGTTACGTAGACACGTACGATCGAAGTGAGCCAGTTGTCCTCGTCTGGGAGGTGTGCTTCGAGAAACCTGATGTGAGACTGCATCTCGAGTATCGGGTCGTCGTAAGTAAGACCCCGACGAAGCTTCCCGCGCTTGTTAGCGAACCACGTAGCGATCAGGACGTAAAGTGGTATGTTCGAAAGTTTCATGTATTCTCCTTGAACTCTTCGTTGAGCAGGTCGAGAACTGGAATGTCAAGCGTCGCCGGAACGACTAACAAGAGTGTTACGTTCGGGTTGACGCTAATGTTCCGCAACCAAGACGCTGTGCCATAGCCCCAGATCAACTCGTTTGGAAGATCTGCGGGCTTGACCAACGTCCAGTTGTGGTTCATGACAAACGTTACGAAGTCATCCACATTATCGACCAGTTGTCCTGTGATCCCTGCTGCTTTTAGCGACTGTATGGTAGCGTTGTTAGCAATGTCGACCATGACGAACGCCCAGCCATTGTTCCCTGGTAACATCCGAAGGAACATGAAGACGTCCTTTGTGGGACCTGCAAGGATCAACGTACGATTGGAACCTGCCAAGCAGTCGCGAATAAGAGCTTCCGTGAAGGGGGCACTTACCGCAATGATTGACAGTCCGGTTTCCGTCACTTCAAACGAGTTGTCCGTTTGCATGGATGACGAGATTGCAAAGTACAGTATCAGTACTGCGGCTAACAGTACAACACAGCCGCGCATCACTTTATCCTTTCTTGTCCTGCAATGACTCCGACAAAAAACAGTAGTGCCCAGATCACGGGCTGGAACCCGTAGGTAGGCACTTTGGCAAACGTGGCAGTAAACGCAGTGAGCGTTACTACCATGAAGATGAACCAGACCCACGCACGTGCCTTTTGCATGTTCATGTCACACCGGCTCGTAGGTCGTAGGGTCAAGCACCCCCGCTTCAACGAAGGCCTGCTTGCGCTCGACGCAAGTTGGACAGCGCCCGCAGTGGACGAGGCCACCCTCGTAGCACGAGTACGTCAGCTTGAAGGGAACTCCGAAGCGTTCTCCGGCACTGACAATCTGCGCCTTGGTGCTCCAGATGAACGGGAATCTGAGCCGCACTTGCTGGTAGGTGCCGATATAGACCGCGTTGGCCATTGCTCCTAAGAACTCCGGCGTGCAGTCTGGATACGCCCAGTTGCGGGCGTCTTCAGCATGCGCGGCGATGTAGACCTGGTCTGCACCTGAAGTCACAGCCAGTGCCGTCGCGATTGAGATCAGATTGGCGTTGCGAAACGGAACGACAGTAGGACTGGGTCCTTTTGCCTGCTCGATCTCTTGGTACGTCATGTAGGGCATTGGTGCATCACCCATTAAGGCAGAACTGCCACCCCTAAAGAGATGAGCAGGCAGATCAAGCTCGACCAAGCCGAGACGGTAGTATCCTGCCACATTACGAGCCGCGTGCCTCTCGGCGGGATTGTGCTTGCTGCCGTAGCTGATCGAGATAGGAATTAGTGTCTCCACTTTGTCGTGCTTTAGTGCATAGGCAGCCAAGGTTGCCGAGTCCATGCCGCCACTAAGCAGAATTACAGATTTGGACATCTTACCTCCCATTAGAAATGAATCTTCATCTCTCTCGACGAGATATGAGATGGAACGTCTAGGCCAAAGTCCTGTGCTTGTTTCAAGATCACTCCATACATCCATGTATGCTCCACTACTTCCGGCTCTAAGGCATACGGCGACTCTTTGATCTGAGCTCGTATTGCGTCTCTCTCTAGAGCCCCACGTCCTTGTCGCCTTCGTGAACCGAGCCACCAGCTGTGTGCAGATGACAACTGGAAGTAAAGTATCGATCCGTCGTCAGACATCTTCCAACGGAATCCGCTCGCACCAGCTGACGCTGCGTTAGCTAGATCTTCGACCATGTAGTCAGCCATGGTACGGCTTCTGCCAGTATCGATGTCGTAGACCGCTCGTATCGAGCCCATCAGATTACTGGGGTCGAACAGCTCTAGACCAAGCACTTCACACCACACCATCGTTCCGAAGTAGGCTACGATGTGGTTTGCTCTAACCCGATCCGGCATGGGCTTCGGAAAGGCTCCGAAGACGGTTTCTCGAGCGGAAACGAGTAGTTGCTCAAGACGACCGCTCTCTAGCATCTGTAGACCTTGCTGGACATACGTCCCTCCGAACAGTGGTAGCAAACCACGGACGGCGTTGTACACTTTGTAAGCTCCCGTCCCTTCTGCGATGGAGTCGGGATGAAGGCGTACAACGATCATTCGTTGCTTCGCTGCGGGGTCTTCGACCATGTCTTCACCGTCTACGCTGAACGGAGCCGACAACGGATAGTCTACAGTGGTCTGGTCTGATCGGCCTCTCGGATCGTGTCCAGTGTCGTAGGCAAGAAGTACGAAGCGGATGAATCGCTCCACTGCTTCGTACCTGAACTCGCTAAAGGCGACCGGCACCGCGTTACTGGATCCCATAAGTGCCAGTGTTACGAACCGTGTCGTACCAGCATCGTATGACTTGGGATCCACTTGGCCGAACAGCGGCATGAAGACTCTTTGAATCAGAGTAGTCTTGCCTGACCCTCGAGTTCCGACTACGTTCAGAACGGGAAACCTGTAGCCCTTCGACTCGAGCCAGGGCTTGAACGGAGTAGCGGCATACCATCCGAGCATCGGAACTATTGCGTCCAGCTCGTTCAGCAGCGGGATGTCCGCCAAGACCGACTTGTCGAAGTCACACGGAGTCAGATTTAGCTGGGGATGCTCTCTGTGCGAAGGCAACCACGCCATAGGCGCCTCATATCCTGTCCATACATCTCTCGGACTGAGTGTTTGCTTATCGCCTATGAAGTATGGCACACCCCCCTTGAAATGCATCCCCAGCGTTGACGTCGCAGCGACTTTCGGCAGGCCGTTTTCCTGTAGTTCCTTCAGCAGGAAAGGCAAGATGAGACGTACGTCTTCATCCCTGCCGAGCCACTGCCACGCTGCTACAGGTAGCTCTCTGTCAATCTTAGCCGAGCTCGTGAAGGCTCCTTTAGAGAACGTTACGCTCGGCCAAGAGTAGCCAGATGCTACTACCTGACCCACGATGGCGTCTTCCTGTTCAAACGCCGAGCCGTCAAGCAATACTTGCGGTTTGATTGTAAAAGTACTAACGCGTCTAGCTCCGCGCTTCGACCAAACATAGTAGCCGTCCTGTCCCGCTTCGACCAGTCCCTTAGGCTCTTTGCCTATTCGAGCGCGAGCCTTTTGGAGCGTGTGCGAGAAGTAGTCAGGGGGTGATGCTGATTTCTTATCACCGCAAGGCTGATGGTCGAAGATGACCTCGATCAAAGCATCTGCAGCGCCCGCATCGACTAAGTCTGTAACGATTGCCCAGTCTCGCTCGCTACGGGAACGGTAGCCTCTACTGTCGCCTGTACGAATCTTATGGCGACACTGCTTGGACAGCTTCTCCAAGATCTTGAAGTCGATCACGTTGTAGACCAATCCAGTAAACTGCTTGAGCTCGACACGAATCGGAATGTCCGGCACCTTGTTGTTAGTCGTGTTTGGGATACGTAGAACTCTATTCACGTTCCAAGTCGACTTGTCGGCAGTCGGGATGTCGTCAGCGAGCATCTTGTTCAGTGTCTCGATCTGGTCAACGTTCTCGAGCGGGATATCTAGAAACCAGTATACGTGCCACCCATGTCCACTGAACACGAGGGCACTTGGTGGTAAGGTACAAAGCGGTTTTTGAGGATCGTCTGCATCGACCCACAGAGCTACTGTACCAAGAACGTCTTCCTTTGTATTCCCCTTCTTCTTCCTGACCGCAGGCCCGAAGTAAAAGTCTTTAGTCGGGTCGAAAGATTCAGGAATCTGTTTTACGAAGGTTCTATTCGCAGGTGTGCCTTCACATATTGCTAGGAATCCGTTCTCTGTGTAGTGGAAGCGTTGAAGGAAATCCATAACCAGGATGTATAGAGCCTCCCCGGCGGATAGGAGGCTCATTCATTCAGTCGCTGGTTACTCGAGCAGGCTCTTGGCAGAGGTACCGAGAGGCTTGACCTTCATCACGCGATTGCGCACGGGATAAGGCTCACCGCTTTCATCGGTGCCACCACTGTCTTCGATGCCCACTACGATTTTCGCGGACAGGTTGATCAGATCTTCTGCTTCCACATCGCCATCGAAATCATTAGGAAAGCCGAGGGAGCGCAGAGCGATTTTCGTTCGCCATTGCGCGTCCGGGTGGAAAGACAGGGTATCGAACACCTGGCGTCCTTCGAACTCGCCACCTTCGATCTTCCAGCGGATATCGATCTTGGGGTAGCCAGCCTTCGAATTGCCCTCCTGCGAGTGGACAATCGTGGCTTCGTAGGTCCCTTGCGGAACTGGGGTTAGGTCTTGTACGTCAGAGAAGTTGATGGTAGGCATCTATAGGTCTCCTTGTTGTGGGTTAGAGTGGAATCGGTTCCGCCGATAATACAAGCTCGTAGATTTTCGTCATGGTCGGATCGGCCATATAGTCGCCGAGCATGAGGTACTGGTCTTTAGCTATGTACTTTCCAGAAGGACGAAAAAGCGCAACGATCGACGCTTGATCGTTGATGACATCTTCGCCGATGGCCATCTTGATCTTGCCCGAGAGACGCGTCCTGTGAACGAGGCGCGCAACAACGTACGCGTAGCCGGATACTTCGGACGACGACTGGCCCCATAAAAGCGGCTTCTGCATGAAGGCGCCAGTAAGCTCATCCTTGTCTGACCGTTCGAGGGCTGTCATCAGTACATGCATGTCGAGGGCGAAGAATAGTCTGGCGAAGTTGACCATTTGCCCTAGTACCTTATTGAAGTGCTGAATCTCTGCCGTCGCCGGTATGCTTCCAGGACCGACGTTGGTGGTGCCGACTACCTGTCGGAAGGACATACGTTGGATATCCGTAATGTGATCGATAATGAGTGTCTTGTAGCCAGGTGTCAGTCCCATCTCTTTTACCTTGGTAGACGCAGGTTGGCCTGCAGCAAGCCACTCATAGATGAGATTGAAGTCGTCTAGCTTGTCGACTTGTATGATGTCTGGGATGCTTTTGTAATCCCGAATCGAGATCGGATTGCCGCCCGCATCAATGTGCAATACAGGTGACATTCGTTCGTCGAGCGCAGCACTCGCGACGGTTCTGGTCTTGCCGGATCCAGGGTCGCCGTAGAAAAGGCATTTTAGGTAGGGGCTCGATAGAGCCTTACGTGGGATTACTTTCACTATGGACCTCCCCAATGTAGAATTTGTCTCCTGCTTGCAGCTTGACAGAATCTTTCAAGTCGAACGTGATCACCATCCTACCGTCTTTGAACTCCGCGGTGTACGGAACTTGGATCCTTTGTTCACCACGGATTATGTACACTTCGAGAAGTTCCTTGATATCCATCATTCCTCCTTGGTCTCGCTCGCCAGCACTTCGAATGCCTGCTCGCGTTCCTGATATTCGTTCTCTAGGATGAATTCGACGTCGGCTTGGGCGTTCATAGCAAGGCAAGGGGCTCTGAAGCGACAGAAGTTGCAGTTCATCCACGTAGGCGTGGGATAATGAGGCGTTTGGCGTCTTGTCATCTCGAGGGCAACAGCCCATAAATCACTCTGTAGTTGCTGGATCTCTGCTTCGGTACGATATACTGCAACGCGCTTGAAGAACTCGTTCTCTTTCGCGAGAAGCGTATCGAGGATATCACCGTAGAACTCCATGATCGTGTCCACACGCCAATCAGGATGATTGCGCTTGACGGCTGCTGCATACGCTTCAGCAGTTGTGTCGATGCTCTTGTTCTTGCTGAGCATGCCGCTTTGCAGTACCATCGGCTCCGTCGGAACTTTTTTGCGCATGATGTTGTAGAGAACCCCCGTGACGTGGACCTTGAAGAGCTGTTGCGCTGCGTAGATGTATGCGCCACACTGTTCATCGTTTTGGAGGGACCGCTCGAGTTCCTTGATTGAACGCGACGTTTTTGTCTCCCAGATCCAGAACGAGCCATCGTCCTTACGTACGACGAGTCCGTCGAACCTACCTGCCAGGAAAACCTTGGTAGACTTGTGCCCGGACGGATTGTATAGAGGTACAGAGAATTCTGTCTCAGACGCAACGAACTCGAACTGGTCCTCTGCCCAGCGACCCTTGTAAGTACTTGCCCACTTTGCGTAGTGTTCTAACATACCACGTGCGAGATCCAACGACTCTTCAATGGTAGCTCTCTCCTGCTCCCATAGCTTACCGTTCTTCGATTCGATCGCTTCGACCTCGCGCTTAGTGAACACGTCCAACGCAGCGTCGAGAGGCATGCCTTCCTTACGCATGTTCTCTTCGGCTTCGTGAACGGCTCGTCCAAGCAGGAAAGGCATGTACGGAACGATCGGCTCCAAATTCCTCTGCAAGGGAGACGAGAAATACCACCGACGTCGACAGCTCTTGAATGCGCGGACGTCTGATATGTGTATCTCGTACTTGGCCATTGAGCCTCCTTTCTGATAGAGTATTTTTATTATACTATGATACGGTGAAAATAAAGTGAAATTTTAGTGAGAATTTGATGAGAACCTTTTCCTCCATTCCGACACGAGGTCATAGACGAATTCTGCGTCCGTCCACTTCTTCGTGATCTTACGCCAGATCGAAATGTCGACGGTATCCGTACACTGAAGAATGTATAATACCTTAGGATGATCTATATTCATACGGTGGATACGATCGAATGCCTGATTCATCAAGACCGTGGAGTATTCGAGATCAACGAATGCGGCGAAATTAGCGCGTTGAAGGTTGAGACCTTCCCCCATCGCTGCGATCGTGCCGACGACCGCTTGTTTTTCGCCCCTCAGGAAACCTTGCGGCAGGCCTTGCACACCCCCCACGATCTTATCGCAGGTTGAACGGCCAAGGGTGTCCGCAATTGCGTCAGCTGTGGAACGGAACCGGGTGAGAATGACAATTTGCTCAGTAGAATTGTCTTCGATCCATCCCTTCACCCAGTCGATCTTGGCTGATGGGATGTCGAACCCCAGAATGGGAGGATAGGATGTGATTTGTTGCAGGCGAATTGAGAGAGCGAGCAAGTTGGGGATGTATAACTCAACATCCTTTACCTTCACGAGTAAGTCATCTGACTTCTCAATACTCGTGTATACTTCCTGCTGCGACTCATACATATGTATTGGGATTGTCTGGAACGTTCGGGGTGGAAGTTCTGGCTCGACTTCTTCCTTGGTGCGACGGAGAAACATGGTACGGATGTGCTTGGCGAGTTTGTCGACGTTCTTGGGGCCCTTGATATGCCGGTAGCCGTAGAAATCTCTGTACTCGTCGACGTACGCGTTGTAGAACTTCCAGTACGAACGGAAGATGTCCGGGTACATCCAGTTCAGGATGCTCCACAAGTCGTTCGGTGCCCTTTCGATCGGAGTACCTGTCAGAGAGTACTTACGTGCTGCAGGGATCCGCTTTACCGCGCGGGTTACGAGAGCATTGCGGTTTTTGATGTGGTGTGCTTCGTCAACGATTACGACGTCCCACATCAAGTTTGTGAGTGAGATGTCTTCACGAGCTGCTTCGTAGTGGGTAATGAACCACCCAAGCTTGAATTGATAGACTGACAGAGGGATGCCGTACTGGAGTACGGTAATCGGCATTGTGGGATCTTGTGCGTGGATCTCTTGCTCCCACTGGTACACGAGACGCTTAGGACAGACGACCAAGGCACGCCACAGTGTCTCGATGGTTCGAGATCGCTTCGCTGCTTCGATGCCGGTTACGGTCTTGCCCAGCCCGCACTCGTCTGCGAGAAGAGTATTATACCGAACCATCTGCTTGATCGCGTCAAGCTGGTACTGTCTAGGCGTGTGCATGCTGGGATTTGACTAGGTAGAACCGTAGGTGTTTGTAGGCGTCTCGGGTGTGGGTACTACGTAACTTCAATTCGTGTTGAGGGAGGACCTTGACTCGCGTACGTACAGCGGCCATCTGAAAATGAGGTTGAGAGAGTTCGAGGAAATTGCAAGCAGCTTCAACCAAGCCGATTACACGGACGCTGGGGAACATTTGGCCTATTTGGTCGGAGGCCTTGTGCGGATACAAAATAAAAGCCTCCATGACAATCGTCGACGGCTGGTAGTCTCTCAGGAGAGGTATGAGACGAAACCTGTCGTCCCATGCAATCTCCTCGGCAGCGAGCACGTCGTACGTGTTGTCGGCATGGAGGCGTGCAATTACTAAACCGGTTGTTTCGCCAGGGTCGATCCCGAAAGCGAATGTGTCTCCGTCTAGAGTAAGCATTGCCTGACCGCCTGAGAAAGAAGGGGTGAGACGCATGGGCTACGCCTCACCCCGACAGAAAGGAGGTAACCCCTTCCAGGGCTACTTAGACTGGGGCTTCGGCGCTGACGCCTCGACCTTTTTCGCCTTCTCGGCAGCTTTCCGCTTAGCGCGGTACTCGGCCTGCTTGCCGTAGTTGTACCGCGGCTGCAGCTCGATGCCCAGGGTGGCCAGGAAGTCTTTCACCGCCTGGTAGTTGGGGTGCTTGATGCGGATCACCCAAGCTTTGCCCTCGCCACGAGGTCCGCCACCGGTCCGACGCGGAGAAGTTGCCTTCTCCGCCTTGTACTGCTCCAGGCCCTGTTTGGTGAAGGCCCATGCGCCCTCTTCGTTCTTCGCTGCGCCGGGGATCGTTCCCTGGCGGACGAGGGTCCGAAGGCGTTGCTCCGAGAGGTCAAGAAACACGCTCGCCAAGCGCAGGTTCATAACATCCGGAAACTGAGAGAGGTCTAACATTTGTGCCATGGTTTTCTGCTCCTACAGAAGAAAAGTGGGTGGATACGATGATATTATTATCACTCACAAAGGTGAGAGGAACGTGAAAAGAACGTGAGAGTTTAGTAAGAAACTTTAGCGCACTTCACGGACCGCTGCAAGACCTATGCCCAGCTCGAACGCTGCATGCAGCATACGGTGGATATCTATAGGAAGCAGCCACACTCCTCTGATGCCGTGTGCTTGAATGGTGGAGAGAGCCTCGCACAAGCTCTCTCCGTCTACCAAGACTTCTGGTTGATCCTCAAGACAGTTACGACCTGCAAGGACCAGGTCTTCGAGCTCGCTCATGTTAGTACCCAGAGGTCTGACTGAGCGCGTCGTCGAGCGGAGCTGGAGTGATGTCCGTCGTGTCGTTCGGCGTGATGGTCCATCCGAACTCGTCGAAGATCAGGTTGTCCTTCAGGTACTGCTCTTCGGTCGGCAGATGATGTAATGGAACAACCTTCGCATATTGTTGCGCCACATCTAGCTCGCGAGTCACGACCCAGTTCTTGCCGTCGTTACTACAGTTCCACGCTACTGGCTTCGTCATAGAACACCTCCCAAATGGGCTTTATGAAATAGGTTAGGTAAGGGCAGCCTCTGTACTGGTACGCTTTGCTCGGCCGGAAGCTCGAACCACACGCTACCTGTACGTATTTGGCTGCGTATGCCTGTTCTGCATCGGTTAGGTTGTCGATTACTTCGATACCGCTATCAAGGATCTCACACCTGCGGTGCCGAGTTACATTCGTTGCTTTGTACCAAACGCGTGCACGTATTTGCCACTTACCTTCGTTGAAGGCGAGGCAGTAGATGTTCTCATCGCCTCGACAGAGTGCCGTCTCGAGCTCCGTTATAGCTTTTCGGAGTCGCTCTATGTCAAGGTTTGGCATCGTCCACCTCGTTTCCAAAGATCATGATAATCGGTTTGCAGTGTCTCTGGGCGTATCGTACAGTTGCCCAGGTGCCCGAACGTACTTCTTCGTGAGGTGTATGCGGTACTGCAATTAGGATGTCGCAGGCCGTGACAATGTCGTGATTGCGCTCGAGGTACGGCTTCGCAACATGCTCCATACGTACGCCACGCCTCTCGCAGAAGGCTCGCTTACGGTCGTCGACCGGCGGATGGATTACGATAGTGTAACCCAGCTCGGCTGCCAGATCGTCAGCTAGCGAGTCGGCTCCGATACAGTCGCCGTGATGCAGGCACACAGCTCCGCGCTCTTTGAAGTACTCCAAAAACATTCGCAACTTGCGAACTTGGAACGGAGTTGGCGTGTGCTGTGTGCCCGTGAACCCAATGTTACGGATTGTCATGCCGCTCCTTTCTGGGTACGTACCAGTACAGATTGTCGGCGAACTTGCCTTTGACCTCTTCGACAACGTAGCCTCCTTCGGAGAGGTCTCGAGGCGTAAAGTCAAGATACGGCGAACCTTCGCACCCGCAGCCGGCTATAATGATGCCGTGTTTGCGGCTCAGCCGAGTCAGAGCTCTCAGGAACGCTTTTACGTTAGTCGTCGTCGTCGTTGGGATCGTCATCGTTGTCTCCTTGCTGGTCGCTCTCGTAGAGCGCAACGACACAGTACATATATTTCGGCGGGATCTCCTTTTGGTGGGTTTGCCATCCGGCTACGCCTGTGTCTGAGAACGCAACAAACCGCTTCTTCTCAAGTGCGACCTCCGCCGCAAGTGAGATCACTCCCCATCCACGGGATACAGCTGAACCGCTCATCCCGACCCACATCTCCTCAATGGGATGGGTTTTGCCAACTGGCCGCCGCAGGGTGACCTTCAGGTATGGCATCTCAGTCACACCCGCCTCCGTACTTCTTCGATTGCGGCGACGGGAACTTCGATGTCGTGTTCCGCAAGGCTCGCTATGATCTGTTCGTTGGTGAATCCTTGCTTGATCCAGACTCTAACGACAGCTCGAACAGCAAGAGCTGTATACATCCCTTCGGCTTGGATGTCACGCTTGAGACGATACTGGCACTCGGTTCCTAGCACGTACCGTCTGTCTCTCAGGGCTATTATCGTCACGGTGTCGTCACGTACGACCCAGCCTTCGAAGACTTTAGACGTGTCGTAGTTGAAGATAACTTCTACCGGGGCGTTGAGATAACTACTCGACATGGCTACCTCCGTAGCGTGCTGGCGAGGAGTACTGCCAGCTTGATCATATAAGGCACGAGTATTAGGTAGATCAGGATCATGTTGCCTCCTTTCACTTGATTAGAGGGTCGATAGCCGCGATCATTGGTCCTAGGATGTAGACCAGTCCCAGGACCATGATGATCGCTATGGCAAGAATAACGGGAAAGGGTATGTCGTCTTCGTGTTTTTGCATCATAGCGCTTCCGACAATGCTGCTAGTAGTATAGTGATGGCGACGCAAGATGCAAAGACTACTACTAAACAGCACCCCTCTGCCAACTTTCCTAGCAGCTCATCCATCATTACTTCTCCAATCGCAAGTACTTCTGCGAATCGCTCCAATCCGGCAGGTTCTGTAGGTAGCCGGTGTAGGGGTTCACGATCATGCAGCCGTTGAAGAACCCCCAAACAGGGTGCAGCTCGGGTTGCAGCTGCTTGAGTTGCTCACAAGCGTAGTAGGTTGAGACTGCGTGGATGCTCTGTATGGAGCCAACCAAGATAACAATCAACACTACGCCTACAAGCACGAAAGATACAATGTCTCGGATCATGTTACCTCACAATCTCGAGGAACGGGAATTCTTCGGGCTTGAACCAATATCCGTTGGGTCCCTGCACGAGGCAACCGTTCCACCAATCCCAGTGATGTACGTACTGGGGAGCGAGTGCAGTTAGCTGGTCGCACGATGCTTTCTCTAGCATTCCTAAGGCTAGGAAGGCAATCAGGAGCACCAGTATGAGCACGCCAACCAACTGTCCTAGTAGGATCCAATCTTCTCTGTACATTTTACCTCACATACTTTCTGAAGAACTCCTCGTCGTCGTCAGGTCCGTCGAGCAGTTCCCAATCGCCGATCTCGATAGCTTCCGCGTTGAAGGCGATGTATGACCGCCACACGCGGGCTTTCTCGGCCAGTTCAGAGTGGGTTTCGGCCAAGCTGTGCTCTGCGTAGCACTCCGGGCGGCCCTGCCAGCCGCAATCCGGACAAACTGGACATTCGCAGAGATCAACTGGCATCTGGCATACGTTGCATATACACACTAGCTGTGCTCCTTCTTCCAAGTTTGCTCGTCAATGCACCAATATGAGCCGATCTCATAGATCAACATGGGACCGCCGCAATCGGAGCAAGTCAAGCTGCCCGTGTGTTCTTTCGCTGAGAGGTCTTCTACTGGCTCCGTCACGAACCCCCGGGAGACGGCAAGCGTAGCTAGCGCTGCTTCGCGAGTGTTTTGCGTACCGTAGAACACGGCATGCAACACCAACTTGGCTCGTCGTCTCATGACTGGCG